ATTTCGGCAGGACGCCAATTCGAGGATATTCAGGCGCGAATGACCTTTCGCCTGCTGCAAAAGATGATGCTCAAGGAGGAGATGGCGATCCTCGCCGGCAACGCCTCACTGTCACTCGGCACGCCGGCGACCCCGACATTGTCGGCATCGGGCAGCGGCGCGATACTTCCCTCGGGAACCCTACTTCGTCAAGGTCGTCGGCCTGACGCTTGAAGGATATCAGAATTCGACCGTCATGAACGGCGTGGCGACCTCGAAGAACGTCACGGGAGCCGACGGGAAGAGCTATTCGCTGTCCGGCGGCTCGTCGAACATCAGCACGGAGGCGAGCCAGGCCGTAACCCTCGGCCAGACCCTATTCTGCAGCGTCGTCGCGATGCCGGGTGCCGTTGCCTACGCCTGGTATATCTCGACAGCGACCGGGACCGAAACCTTGCAGACGATCACGACGATCAACAGCTTTGCCGTCACTGCCCCGCTCAGCACCGGTAACCAGTCACAGACGGCGATTACTGGAGACAATTCGGCCAACTCCAGCTATGCCTATGACGGGCTGTTGACCACGGCGCTCAAACCCGGGTCGAACGCCTATGTCAGCGTCATGCCCACCGGCACAGCGGGCACTGGGACGTCGCTGACTGCATCGGGCCGCGGCTCGGTCATCGAAATCGACACGATGTTTCAGAAGATGTGGGACAATTTCGAGCTGTCGCCGACCGTCCTTTACGTCAACTCTCAAGAGCTGAAGAACATCACCAGCAAGGTGCTGTCGAACGCGTCGGGGCCATTGCTGCGCTACGACTCGCCGGCAGACGGGAGTCAAGGCGAATATCACGTGACAGCGTCCGGGGTAGTGCAGTTCTACTATAATCCTTTCGCCATCGATGGCGGGCTTCGGATCCCGATCAAGATCCACCCGCGCGTGCCGCCGGGCACGATCATCGGCTGGGCCGAGAACCTGCCGATTCAGTACCAGTCGAACGAGGTGCCGAACGTCGCCGAGATCAAGACCCGGCAAGATTACTATCAGATCGATTGGCCGATCGTCACGCGCCAGCGCCAAGTCGGTGTCTATGCCGAGGAAGTTCTGGCCGTCTATGCGCCGTTCGCAATGGGTGTCATCTGCAACATTGCCAACGGCTGACCCACTCTCGTAACGGTCTCTGATTTGGCTGAAGGGGATACCTCCGTGTCTTATCTAATCGCATTACGGGCCGTCTTCCCGGTGTGGGATGCCGTTGGGCACGGGACGGAGCGCTACCCGCACGACCTCAACGGGGTCGTGCGGGTGCCGCGCGAGGTCGCCGTACACCTGCTCCACAATGGCGGCTATCTCGTCTACGATCCCGCAGCTGCGCCGCTGCGAGACGGTGAAGTGGCCTTGGCAGCGACACGATGACTAGCAACGGCACTAAAACCATCACGATGGATAGCGATGACCCCTTGGCCATGGCGATGCGCGATATCCAGCCCGCCTTCATGTCTGCGGCCATGCGTCTCGGCACGCCGGCGGCTCTAGAGGGCCTCGGCAATCTTTTGATTATGAACCTCGCTACTTTCTATGGCGAGAAGGTGGCGATGAAAACGTTGCGCGACATTGCCGCAAATGCGGCACCGGTCGCTCATAGGTGGGATGCTCTGGCCGCCTCGGAAGATCACGAGCCGGGACACGCGTGATGGCCAATCTTGCTTCCCCTGGGGCAAGCTTTGGCGATCTGACGACGCTCGCCGATGTCAAGGCGTGGCTGCAGACCGGGCAGAGCGCCTTTCCGGCGACTGATGACGCGCTCTTGACGCGTCTAATCACGGCAGCGAGCCAATTCATTCAAACCTGGCTCAATCGGCATATCGCCTCGCAGGATTGGATCGAGATTCGTGACGGTCTAGGCAGCGGCCTAGGCCCATACGACGTGCGATACCAATTCACGGCATTCCCGGTGAGTGCCGTCAGCCTCGTGGTTGTCGATGGTGTGACAATCCCGCCGATCACGGTTTTCCCATCGGGGCAACCCGGCGTTGTTGTTGTCAACAATTTTGCGACTCAAGCGGGCTACCTCTTTACCCCGACGCAGCTCGTGATCAGGGGATACGCGGTGCCACGAAAGGCGGGATGCGTGACCCTGCAATACACCGCCGGCTATGCGGTGACGCCGCCCGACCTTGCCCAGGCCTGTATCGAGCTCGTGGCACTGCGTTACCGCGAACGTAGTCGTATCGGCGAGGTCGCCAGAGCGATCGGCGGTGGCGAGACGGTGTCGTACTCTCAAAAGGATATGAGCGACTCGATAAAAACGCTAATCCAGCAGTACCGCATGGTCGCGCCGACCACCGGATACCTAATGCCTGCGCCGGCGCAAACCGATGCGGTAACGCTTGCCGGTGTCGCGTGATCACAGCCTATCTTGTCGGCGACGAACAGTTGCTCGAGCGGTTGCGCGCGCTTCCCGACGCCATCAATTCTGGGCTGGCTCGCAGCATCACCCAGCTTGGGATCGACCTCCGGCGGAATGTCCGGCAAGACAAGCTGAGCGGTCAGGTGCTCAGAAGCCGTACCGGAGCACTAAAATCAAGTATCGACCTTCGTGTCGATCAGGGTGCGCGGATTGTGTCCGCGAGCGTCTTCACCGATCTCCGATATGGCGCCGCTCAGGAATACGGTTTCGCGGGAACGGTCAGTGTCGGGGCCAGCCTGCGCTGGATCAGGGAGGCCTTCGGTCGGCCGATCGCCGAGAAGACAATCAGCGTGCGAGCGCACAATCGCCGTATGGATCTCCCGGAACGCTCGTTCCTGCGCTCGGGGCTCGAGGACATGACGCCCGCGATCCGCGCAGCGGTGGAGGCGGGTGTGGCGGAAGCGACATCGCAATGATTATGCGGGACGCAGGTTTCCCCTGCTGCGAGAGCGGCGGATGATCATCAGAGAAGCGATCTATGGCGCGCTCTGGTCACTCGCGGCCGGTGCGGCAAGCTTCACCAGCGCGAACCGTAGGCTCCGACACTGGGCCGATCTTGCTCCGGCCGAGCAGCCCGCGCTGTTCATGAGCGAAAAGGGCGGGCGGGCGGTGACCAGGGGGCTTGGGACCCCGGTCATATGGACGCTCTACGCCGATTTCTACATCTACGTCCATTCGAGCGATCCGTACTTGGCGCCGGCGATGCTTTTGAACCCGCTGCTCGACGCACTCGCAGCTGCGCTGGCGCCATCTCCGGCGACAGGGATTCAGAACCTTGGATTGCCTACGATGGTGCAGCATGCCTACATCGCCGGAAAGGTCGAGACCGACGAGGGCGTGCTGGGCGACCAAGCCATTGCGATCGTTCCGGTCGAGATCTTGTGCGTCTGACGACGCCCGAGTGACGCATAAAGCACCCGAAGTCGCGGTTCTTTTGCCTCTCTAACCTACTCTGCTCGTAGGAGGATCCCGATGGCTGTGGAAGATTCTGAGGGAAGCCTGGTTTATTCCGAGGATATTGAGCGAAGCCGCACCGCCCTGGGAGGCAGGGCTGCTTCGATCGACCAGCTGATCGAGCGTTGGTGGCAGGACCATTTCCCGGGCTCGGCGATCGCCCGCGATACCCAGGCCTGGAATGTCGCCCATGCCGCCAAGGAGATGCTGAAGCAGCTACTGGTTCAAGCCCAGGACAGAGTTTTAAAAGGGAGTATCTGACATGCAATTGAGCTTCGGCTCGGGTGCGGTCTGGGGCGAACGCACCGACGTGACGAGTTCCGGGATCGGCCCGCGCCAGTTCGGCGTGCTCCAGGATATCCAGATTGACTTCGATTGGACCGACAAGCCGCTATACGGGCAGCTTCAGTTCCCGGTGGCGATAGCCCGCGGACAGGGCAAGATCACCGGTAAGGCGAAGTTTGCCCAGATCCTCGGATTGCTGTATTCTGACATCTTCTTTGGGCTGACTCCCGCGACCGGCCAATTTGCTGTCTCCCAGTTCGAGGCCGCCAGCATCCCCGCGGTGACCCCTTACACAACGACTGTCGCCAACGCGACCAATTACAACGACGACCTTGGCGTCGTCTACGCCGCCACCGGCAAGCGCTTCAATCGCGTGACAACGCCTTCTGGAGCGGGACAATACTCCGTAAACTTCGCTACCGGAATCTATACTTTTTCATCCGCCGATGCGAGTGCTGCCGTACTGATCTCTTATACTTACAACCTTGCGACATCAGGCAGCAAGCTGACAATTACGAACCAGGTGATGGGAACGACGCCGACTTTTAAGGCGACGTTCTACACCAACTTTGCCGGCAGCGGGATGGCCTTGCGTCTCAACGCCTGCATGGCCGACAAATTGTCGCTGCCGACGAAGGTCGACGACTGGACGATTCACGAGCTCGATTTCTCAGCTTTCGCCGATGCCTCCGGGACGATCGGCTATCTGAGTACGGTGGAATAATGCTTCCCGGGGTGACAATTGCGATGGGCGGTCGGGATTGGCTGGTGCCGCCACTCACTCTCGGGCAGCTGCGCCGGCTAATGCCCAAGGTGCGACAATTGACCGAGATCGGCGCCTCAATGGGCGAGACGCAGATCAGCGTGCTCGTCGAAATTGTCGCCACTGCGTTGCAGCGCAATTATCCTGAGGCAACGGCAGAGATGGTCGAGAACCTGCTCGATCTCGGCAACGCCAGTGCAGTGCTGAATGCGGTTCTCACCGGCTCGGGGTTAAAGCTGCGTGATAGCCGCCTGGGGGAAGCAGCGGCCCCCGGGACCAGCCCGGGGGCAGGCTTGACGATCGCGGGACCATCATCGGACCCGCTCCAAGAGGTGCGGACGGCTGGGGATATATTTATGGCCTCCTCGCCACCGCCTGCGGCTACAGCTACCCCGTAATCGACGAGATGACGCTCTTCGATTTCGAAGAGCTCACCGCATATTGGGTGGAGCATCCTCCGGTTCACATCCTGGTCGGGGTGTATCTCGGTGTCGGCAGACATCAGCGCAGGCAGATACCATCGGCCGGTTCCAGTCCGGGCCGCGCGGCGAGCTCGAATCTCCAAGGGCTCCTCGCCGAGCTCGGCCCCGGGTTTGGCGCGGGCGACGTTCATGCCGGACTGCCGGGGGTGGTGCTTGATTTTGCTGAGTTACGGCGCCGAGTGAGAAGCGGCGATTGAAGCTCGCGGGCGTCACAGACGACGAGAAATGAGCACTTTCGAGTGCTCACGGCATTGAGGGCAACTATGGCTGACATTGAAACCAGCATCGTCATCAGCGCCCAAACGGACGACCTCCAATCCGGAATGGAGGCTGCGTCAAATTCCGTGCAGGTGGCGACGGATGCGATGCGAACTCAGTTCGCCGGGCTGGGGGCCGCCGCTCAACAGGCGCAGTCGCAGATCAGCACCGCCAGCGCACAAGTCGGATCGAGCATCGGTGCGCTGCAGGCCAAGGCTGCGAGCATTGCCGGCTCCGTGGGAGACAGCATGATTCCAAGCGTTACCGTCAGTGGCCGCGCCGAAAAGCAGCTCGTCGCCCAAGACGAGCGCGACCAGCTCAACCGGCTCAGTGCCGATCAGAAGATCACCGACGAGAAATTCGCTCGCTATAAGGCAGCGATCCAAAATGAGGCGGCCTTCGGTAAGCTCTCGGCGACGGAGGCAATCCATCAAGAGCAAGAGCTCCTCGACCTCAAATGGTCCTATGATCAGGCCTATTACGAGCAGAAGCTGGCGGCAGCCGACAACGATGGCCGCACCCAAGAGAAGCTGCTCGACGAACAGGCCCTCGCCTACGAGAAATACGTAACCAACGTGCAGGCTCTCGACGCCAAACTGACGGAGGCTAACAAAAGGGTCTGGGACGATCTAGTTGCCCCAGTCGAGCGCGCGATCGACAGATCGGTTACCGGTATCATTTTGGGCACCACGACGGTGCAGAGGGCACTGGCAAACTTGGCGCAATCGATCATCGCCGAGTTTGTCAACTCGGCCGTGAGAGATGTCTTCGGCCAAATTGGCAACCTTTTGGCCGGTGGCGCGCCCGGGGGCAGCGATCAGGACTTCTCGGGGGGTCTCACTGGCGCAGGCGAGGAAATAGCAAGCAGCGGCCTTGCCGAAGGCCTCGAACTCGGCAGCCTGTTCGGCTCAGGCGGCCTGATCGGCAGCCTCTTCAAAGGGATCGGTACTCTGTTCGGCTTTCAACATGGCGGAATCGTGCCGAGCGCTCAAGGCGGCTGGGC